GTACCCACTCAGAATGAGAACAGTAAGCGCACTGTTCCCACTGGCCTTTTGCGGGACGCCGAGCCTGAAAAAAACCTGGACCAATCTCAAATGGCGGAGTTTTCGTCATCGATTGAGGAAGTCATGCCAGGTCCAGGACAGATGATGCAGGATGAGGTTCAGGGCTCTCCTTATGAACAGGCGCCACCCCAGAAGCAGCGCACAGGGGGCTCCAAGGGCTCTTCAGGTTCTTCCAAGAATCCTTTTGGTCTCACCGATGAGCAGTGGTACGCGGCTCTGGCGGGTGTGGCGGCGGTCATCGCTTACTCCAAGCCAGTCCAGGGCAAACTGAGCACGATGGTGCCCAAGTTCCTGGGTGAGAATGGCGAGATGTCCATGACGGGTATGGCCGTGACCGCCCTGATTGCAGCCATCGTGTTCTACTTTGCTCGGCAGTTCCTTACCGATCGGGTCTAGTCCCTGATTTGGTCTCCACAGTAACTACGAACCCCATCCTTCGTGTACAGCCCATTGTCTATACAAATCTTCTTTAGTTTCTCAAAATTCTCCCAAAATTTGATTGAGTGATCATACTCGGGAACGGTCATATGGGCCAACTCGTGTATGAGCACATAAAAAGCCGAGTTTACATCGTCTCCATCCAGGCAGATGTAAATCTCGTACCCTTTATTCACATTGGAACCTATGACCCCATCCTTCTTTCCTTTGAGCCCCGTGATGATTGCTGGTTTCAGAACGGGCTTCCAGATGGGGTCACCTGTTTCACGGAGAATGTCGATTGTCTTGAAGTACCGGTCCTTCAGTTCGACTAGCATTTTTGGTTCTGAATTAGTGAGAACCACCAGAGCCAGGGCCAATAGGCCCGGCGCAAGATAAGCCACCTGGTTCATCTCCTCTAGCATTTACAAAGACAAATTTTGTATATAAATCAGAAATCAAACCAGTTGGGCTGGGTACCATCGGCTCCCATACGAGCCTGTTGAATCCTAGGTTTTTTAAATTTTGAATCAAAATTGGTCCGTCCAGAAGTGGCTCCTCTTTGGCCCCACTGGCATAGAAGGGACCATCCGACAATCGCACCAGAAGTTTTTCATTTTCAATTTTAATTTTAAATTCATTTCCTAATTCGTCTCTGAAATTACCAGACTCGTCGACCATGGCCTCGGCCCGAGCCTTTTCAGGGGTGATACCGATGAGGAGCCCCCCGGGCTTGAGCGCCACCTTGATGGCCTTGAGGGATTCTGTGAGTGTCTTTTCATTTTCAAAAATGTAATGGAGAGAAAAGTTGTAACAGACCACATCATAAGGACCGGCAAATGCTGCCTGACGGATATCACCCTGACCAAGGAACCAGACGTCAAACCCCATCTCGTTTGCACGTCTCTCGGCCTCCTTGAGTGATTCAGTATCGGGGTCGATGGCCGCAACCTGGACACCACACGCCTTCCATTTCCACCAGTCGCCTCCACGGCCACAACCACAGTCGAGCACATACGAATTGGGCATGACCCATTTGGTGATGTGTTTCCGTTTGTAATCATTGTGAATCTTGCGAAGATCCGCCATTTGCGTTTATAGACTTAAAAGAAAAACGCCCTTTACTTTTAAATGGGTTCTCTCGAGCAGGATTACCTGACTGTTCCAGGACAGCTTTTTGCCTGTGTGTCGTTCGTCGGCCCGGATCTGCCCCAGAAGAATGATCAGCTGGGTATGAAGATCCGTGGTTGCTTCCCCACCCGCGATGAGGCTGGTGCCCACGCCAAGCGCCTCCAGAAGGATGACGCCCTGGTGGACATTTACGTGGTCGACATGTACAAGTGGCTTCTGATCCCACCCAAGCGTGAGGAGATTGATGACGTGCACTACCAGAACGATAAGCTCGAGGAGATCATGACTAATTACCGCAAGAGTCAGACGGCTGCTGCCGCCATGTTCGAGAAGCGTAAGCGCGACATGATGGCCAAGCCTCTGGAGGGTAGTGACACACCCTTCATCGAGCCCGGTGATGAGAACAGCAAGTTTTACACCAAGCCAGACGTTCCACCAATTCCCCACCCGGCTGATCTGCTGAACGATCTGAAGAAGGAGTTCCCAGGTGCTTCGATGGAGGAGCTGGTCGCCAAGGCTGATATTCGCGTGGCTGCGGAGATCATGAAGCGCAAGGACGCGCAAGATGTGGCAGATGCCGCCAAGGCCGAGGTGGACGCGAAGACGAAGGAGCCGATCATGGAGGAGGAGGAGGTTCCAGACGCGGCCTAAAATATTGCTAAATACTAATAATGTTATTTAAATTGATTGCGGTCGTGATCGTGTTGGCCCTCTTGTACATGGCGTATAAGCGGTTCCCACCAGCACCCGCAAGAATATCTCAAACTGTTGCCGCTTATGACAATCAGTTTGATGTATTCAGAGATATGGAACCAGCCGATCAGACTCGTGAGAATCCTTGGCTGGGTTTTCTTCAGGAAGATGTCCGTGTGAAACGCACGGGTCCTATAGGTGATTTTGTTGGTAATGACTCTAATTCTGGAAGTGCTATTTTATATACTGTCACTTAGCCGCGCTAATTACAATAGGGCGCATACTTACAATCAGAACACCGATAACAATGCCTAGAAGAATCAGACCGACGGGGTTTGTATTTTTCAGAAACTCAAGGGGGTCCTTTTGGGGCGCCTCGATATCGCGTTGAAACATGGGGCGGGGCGGCTCCTGAATAGGCCACTCACTTTCGGACGGGGGCCCGTTTCTTGACTGGGACGGTTGGTCGTTTTTTGATAGGAATGGGAGGTTCTCCATCGTCGTCACTGTCTGAATCACCACTCTCGCTTTTATCTGGTACAACAAAGCCATCTAAATTTCCATCCTCATCAGCATCTTCCTCGTCGTCCTCCTCCTCGGAAAAGTCATCCTCGTCATCAGATTTAATATCTGACTCGTCTGAATCATAATCCTCTGGAGCGTAATCGTCCTCGACCTGCTCAACAGGCTCATAACGTACGGGGGGCTTGGAAACGCGACCAGAACGCGTCCGCGTCTCAGGTGTCTGCGCGGCGTCTGGGGAAGGGTCCTTCAGATCGGCCATCTGTGTAGTCCATGAGTGATTCGTTTAAGTACTTAGGGAAGAAGTGGATGCCTCGTGAAATTGCATTTTGATTTATTATAAACTCTCCTTCATATCCCAATTCATTTGCTATGGTATTGAGATCCTCCTGATGTTCGGCATCATCTGCCCGTCTGATTCCCATGGCAATGTCTCTGATATTCTCCACACACGCATAGAGCGACTTGGCCGACTCGTCAAGTTGGTCGGTCGAAGCCAACCGTTCGAACTCTTGGATGTTGGTCAAAAATCTTTCCCAGCTCTTTGGGTCCAGACCCGAGTACTTGTGCACCTTTTCTTTGTACTTCTTGAAACGTGCGACTGGCCCCATCGGGAAGAAAATCCATAAGAAAACTACAAGAAGGACTACCCACAATAGCAACATCGTTGAGTTGCTCTACTAATGATGGAGGGAGAATATGTTCCTGACCCTTGAACTCGCGACAGTCGTCGTCAAAACAACGTTGGGAGATGCGTCCAGAACGTATAGAAAACCATATATGATTTGACTTGTGGTCCTTGTGGATCCGCTCACAGTACTTGGCGTCCGTCTGAGCGAACCAACCGTCGTGATCATGCCGCTGGACCTTCTTGATGCGCGTCCTCCCTTGCCCCTCGAGGTACTTTCGAATAAACTCTTCGAGTGGGGCATTATTCTCAAGAACCTCCTCCTGACGTGGCTCCTCGTCTGTGCGCACCGCAAAAAGCGCAAGTATATCCACACTGGGTTCCTTTGTGAATGATATACCGTTGAGGTCCTTCCATGGAACATAGGGATCGCCTGTAGGTTTCTTGTGTGACCAAAGCATCCTGAGACCAGACCCACCATAAACCGAAGCATCGATCACACGGTCCCAGTCAAAAGCAAAGTCTTTAGACAAATTCAAAATTATTTTTGATCTAAAATTAAGAGCCTGAGTTCTGGTGACAACCAACTCTGGCCAATGAATATGGACCCCTGATTTTATAAGGCCATCTGCTACAGGTCTTGGACGTGCCCTAGCAATCAGACACCTAGATGACGTCCCAAGGGCTTCATGAATTATGAAACAAAATTGGATAAGATCTTCATCCTTCAGTTTCTCTTGGGCCTTATAGTCCAGGTCCACGAAGAATTTGAACCGTTCAGTCTTTTGCTCGACCACGTACAATTTTGTTCCTGAATTAATCGCATCCACACAGGCTTGGTAAAATTCCTGGGTTTCCTCTGTGGGTACGAAAAGGATCCCACCGTCCATGAGGACATGGGTGGCGTGGCCGTTTGGGACCCGCCATCTTTCTATTGACATTACCAATTTAGAGACTAAATTCTCTAAGAGTCTTCATCGTCACTATCAGCTATGAGCCAAGACCAGAAAGGTCTGGGCCCCTTTTTCTTTTTTGGGGGGTCCTCGACCTTCGGGGTTGTCTCGTCCTTGGGTGCCGACTCTTTCAGAGTCTCGGCTTCCTGCTCAAGCTTTTCAATTTCATAACACAATTTGCGAAGGGACATGTCCTGTGCAAGTTGTTTAGGGTCCTCATCCTGACCACGCATAGTGGCGAGGATGGTGGCGAACTCGATTTTGGATCGGGTCATCTCTAGTAAGTCCAAAGGACTTATTTACGAGGGGCGCGACGCGCCCCTTGGGAAAAACTTTTAAAAAAGATCAAATTCTGAGATTAAAAGGAATCTTAGGTTGGTTCAGGGCCTGTTGAAATTCAGGGTTGCCCAAGACGTGCTGACGTATCATGGGCCAGAGATTTGGCAATTTTGAAATAGAATCGAGGTTCTCAAATTTACAATCGTCATTTTCGTCGTAATTCTTGCGAAAGGGTACGGAGTTGGCGTCCATCTTTCCCTTTTCCTCCGTGAACCTTTTGACGATGTGCCGTTGTTCAATAGGTGTCATTTGCATATTAAAAACATAGACGTGATAATGGTTCAGAACATCCACACCGTCCTCCACGTCACGGGGTTCTGGTGTATTGGTCGAAAACTTGAAGTAGGCGTAGGAGCCGCGCTTCAGGTTTATGATTCCACGTGTTTCTTCTTCGAGTTCACGAACAGCACACCGAAGTGGGTTGTAAATCTCGCGTCGGCGACACCCGCCTGTGACAAAGGTCCATTCACGGTACCTTCTGTCGTGCACTATGAGGAAGTGGGGAACTTCATTCACGAGGCTGACGGGTATTGCGATTGCTTTGTGCCTCTCGCGAGGTCCTCTGGGCAACATCGTCACCCTCTGATATTTCCAAATCAAAAAAGTCTGTGAGATTTCCCGTACGTGGACTATATGTAATCAAAAACACGAGTCCAAACAGAAGGACCCAGTGCCAGAGTTGCATACTATATTTTAGGTTCAATTTAATTGGCGTAAAGGACCGAGCCGAGACCGTTCTGGATGCGCAGCACGTTGTAGCCGATGGCGTAGAGGTACGTGCTCGTGATCAGTGCGGAGATGGTGATGGTGGGGGGCACGACGATGCGGTACGTATCCAGACGGGAAAAGTTCAGGGTGCCAGTGGGCTGGAGTTTGGAGGTGTCGAGGCAGTAGCTGATTATGCCGACGGGTGCGATGCCAGAGTTGACACCGTTTGGCTGGTAGCCGAATGGCGTATTGTAGTACTGGGGAAGATCCACAAAGGCGGGCAAGTGGCGGAACTCACCTACGTCCACACCGTTCACCTGGGTCTTGAGCATGTGATTCTTGACCAGTGACGAGTTGACACCGTCAGAGCCGTATGTGGTGGCATACAGATTGCTCGAGAACGCCAGGAACTTGACGGGCTGGGCCAGAGCCAACTCCTGCATCGTCTGGGAGCCCAGAACGATCGTGCGCTGTACCTGAGTTATCAGTAGGTCCTGGGGAGTGTTGGCGAAGTAATCGCGCTCAGCCTGGTCCAGGTACGTGAAGTTGGCCCAGCAGATGTACTGGAGCTTGTTGTAGTTGATGGAACCAGTACTGACATCGAAGTTGGTCACGCTACCCAGGTTGCTAGACCAGGTGATGCGCATCTCCACGTCGTGGAACTGAAGGGCAACCAGAGGCAGGGACACACACCAATCCTTGTTGAAGAAGAACTTCAGGGGGTAAAAGCCATTCACGGTGTTAGAGGGGTTCACGTTGGTGCCAGTGTTGCCGTTGAACAGACGCTGACTGTAGTTCTGGGCACCGGTCACAGGCTCGATGGCGGACGAGTACGTGACGTCCTGGGTGTCGATCACCTGGCCGCCGATCATAAACTCCACTTTGTCGATCACCTTGGACCAGTCGACGATGGGGCACATAGAGCCGTTACCGTCATTTGCAGTCAGGTATATGTAGTTAACCAGATCACCCTTCTTCTCCAGACGGACGGTGGAAATACCACCAGCGATGGGGGCACCCTGGATCACCTGACGCTCCGTCGAGCTGGCGTAGTGGGTATAACGCCGGTAGTTGGAGCGGAAGAAGGAGACCTCGGGCTTACCCGTCAGCCAAGCGTCCTGAGCACCAGTTGCGACAAGTTGAACGATACCACCGCTCTTTTTACTATTGGTCTAGATTAGTTTACTGTGGATTTAGACGGCCGAAAGGGGAGGGAGGGCGATCGGGTTTTTCTCGAGCTGCTGGATCGCCACGTCAAGGCACTTGGAGGAAGCCAGGGGATTAAGCTTATCCTTCTTCTCATCAAATCTGTAAAACTCTGGACCCAGATAATTCTGGAACCTGGAGCCGTTCATGTGAGAAACCGGCACCGACTTGGACTCTGGACGGAGGTTCGTCATAGCACCCACCTGATTGACTGGGTCGTTGCGAACATTCATGTTCTGGCCGTTTCCTGCACGGTCCGGCTTGGAGCGGTAATCGCTGCTACGGGTCAGGGACTTGTCCGTGTATGCACCACAACCCCCCTCGGCGTATGGCTGGGCCACGTTGTACTGAGCTGGGCCCATGGACAGCGTATCGTTGCGCGTAGTCTGCTCATCGCGAATGGTGCTACGGGCCGTCTTAAGGAACTCTGGACGGCCCTCGGCGCCGGTGATGGCACCACCCTGACCTTGAGCACGATTACGAGTTGGATCACGGCGCCAAGCCTTGGTGTCCTTGGCCTGGTGCGTGACCTCACCGATACCACCCGCGCCGCCGCTCTTGATAAAGGAATCAGCTGGACCCGTGCGACCCTCGAGCGTCGTGAGGCGCTCCTCATTGACGTTGTTGGGCAACACACGGAAGTACTGGTGGAAGCCACCTGCTGCGTCGACGTTGGAACCGACGCCAAGGCCTGGACCTACACGGCGACGCTCGATTGGCTGGAGATTATTCATTTTGTTCGTCACATACTGACGATTATACAGGTCATAAACGGGCTGTCCGAAAGGAAAACGGTTCGCGTCTGGAGAAACGTCCTGAAGGTTCCCGACCGCCTCTTTTGGCTGGAGGCGCCAGTCACCGATGCGACGACCGAGATTGGGCGTCATGACGCGCAGGTCAAAGGCATCTTTTTCGTGATCACGAGCATTCGCCGCGAGATCGACATCACGACGAGTAATTGGTCGAGTGGTTGGCAGTGGTTTGCGTCCGACTGGCTCTTCTGAACCATCCGAAAGGCGCTTACCGGCAAACACAAGACCCACAACGGCGGCCAAGGCCAAAGGGTCCATAATTAATATTTACGGAGGATTTATTTTACTTCTTATTTATGTAACGCTGAACGAAACGATTGTTCTGATCATCAGCGTACGTGCTGATGGGGTCCCATGACATGACACGCTGTGGGATGGTCACGTAGCTATTAGGGAAGTCGTATGTCTGCTCAGACCAACCCTTTTTCCATGACGTGGTCGTCTGCTCACGCAGATAAGAACTGGCATCGGCCAGGTCCTCAAGAAGAACCGTCGCCGGTCCCATATGGATGTTGGGCTGGAGAATAACGGGAGCCGCGTCAAGACGTGGCATTCTTAATTTTAGTTGCGAAAAAAAGCTCAGCGTCCGTTACCTGCGCGCATCTGCGTACGCTCTGGGAAATGGAACTGGAAATTGTCTGGATCACACGCCCGGCCGCCCTGATCTTTGCACATTGGGGCAAACTGCTTACCATATGCAGCGGTTGCGAAAGCGTTCTGATCGTTGGGAATCGTGGTCGATGCCGTGGTGTAAAAATTGCGCTCGGCATCGCGAACACGCTCGAAAGGGTGGATGGTGCTCCACGCCGCCTGAACGTCACCACGGACGCTGGGGTACCAAGCCGCCGGAGGGCGGTCTGGATTCTCCGTGTACTCGCTCATTAACACGTTGCCCATAGGGTTCGTGACGGTCGGGAGAGTCACCTCGTCGCGCAGAAGGCTCGGCGAACGGCCATCGCCATAGGCTGGGCGAAGGATGCCGTCCGAAATAAGATTCGAGCTCCACATGTAATAAAGAACACCGAACGCAAGTGCACCGAGTGCAAATACACGGGCATCACGGTTGATAAGATAAACTACAATCGTTGCGTAAAGAATGAAACGGGTCGTTGCCATGACACGCTCCTTCGCCGACTGTTTTGCATTTGGCCAGAAATTCATGAGCTCACTGGTCTTGAAAATATCCTTCACGTCCATCTGTTAGTTACTGAGAAATCTTTTTGGTAGGCTTACGTTTCCCCTTGGCGTTCTGACGCGGTGCTGGAGCGCCGCCACCGCCTAGCATGGCTGCAAATGGATTGGCGCCACCGCCACCACCGAGCATCTGAGTCAACATGCTATTCATACCCGCCATGAGTGACGCCTCGTCAACCTGCCCGTCCGGCTTCTTCTTCATATTTTTAGCACAATTTTCTGCGGCCGCCTCAATAATGCTCAGAGTCTCTGGAGGGAACATGTTGATTGTCGTGCCGAGCATGTACAAAGTCTGGAAGTACTGCCAAATCGCAGCCTTTGTGTTCTCGGTACACTCATCAGTCTTCCAAATCTCGTGAAGATTCAGGTTGGCCACGATTGGGTTGGTGTCGCAAAAGAACGCGGCGTCCTTGGCCATCATCTGGTTCGTCCACGGGGTGATGTCCCGCATGAATTTATCAAAAGATTCACGATTCGCTGGGGCGGCCTGGGCCTCCTTGATCTTGGGCTCATCGGGGAATGTCTGTGCGAGTTCACCGAGGAACTGACCCATCATCTCATTGAAAGCCGAGAGGGTGGTCATTTACATTTAAAATAGATCGTTTTCCTTAAGTTAAAATGGTTCTTTCATAATTGGCTCATGGGACCCCTGCCCCTGGCTGACAATAAAGTAAACCAGAATACCGACCAAGAAAGCATTCTTGAAATAATCAGAGTTTTTCACCTTGCCCTCGTTGTTCATTTTCGCCTTGACAAACACGTAACCCATGACCACCGCTGCTGCGATGATCGCCGCACTAAAAGGCTCCTTGAAGTAGTGCTCCATATTACCAGTTTACAACATCTTATTTATTAAGTTTACGCGCCAAGCTTCTGAATCTTCGTGGGAGCGTCGTCAAAAAGCGTCTGCTCAGGGATGGCCGGAGTGCCTCCGGTCGCCGCACCGGGCACCTCTGGAGGCGTCAGGCCATCGGTCGTCGTGACCATGTTGTCCACGCCCCCTGGAGTCTTGCCAATCTCCATACCTTCACCGCTCGTTCCCGCTGCGTCATCAGACGTGGGCATAGCGTCCATTTCATCAATCTCTGGAACCTCTTCATCTTGCTCGGGATTCTCATCCTCGTGATCCATGTCCAGATCTCCACCCGCAGCTGGAAGGGGAAGATACGTGTTCAGAATCTCGGCCGTCGGCACGAGGTCCTCGATCACGAGGCAGATATGCTTGTGGAACCTCTTGTTCAGATCCTCATTGCGCTCTGACTCGCTGTTGTTCTCGCTGATGATATAAGGGCTCTCGTACAGGTCCTTTGCACATGCTTCATAACACCGCTGCACGAACACGTCATTGGCTGGAAGCTTGATACTGATCTTCTTGGACTTTTTGTCGGTTCGGATGGCGCTCAGAATTTTGACGTGAATTACAAACACGGCCGCGAGGAGGTTTGGGAACAGTGACTGGTTCTTAATGATCGCCTCTGTGTTTTTGAGTGAAATTGAAGAGTTCCACGTCTTGACTCCCCGTAGAAGCTCCTGGAAGACCCGCGTAGTGTTCTTGCCCTGGGACTCCTTCTTGGCCTCGAGCCAAATCTCCCA